TTAACTAAGTGTAAATGTCCATTTAACTTTTAATGTGTCACTAGGCCCTTTGGCTACTCCGGTAAAAATTTTTCTATTAAGCATAGTGCCGGCTGCTGCGGCATTAAAACATCCGGATTCCTCAATAGTTACTTCACTGGCTGAAGGATCATCCACTCCCCATTCAGCTTCTACATAAAATACCTTTGTGTCGGCGGTATGATCATACGTCACTACTGCATTTCTATCTGTGCTTGCTCCCTGAAGATCAGTTTGTCCAGCGTCAAAGGCAGTATTTGCCCCTGCTCCCCAGCCAATGCCAATGTAGCCCATATGTGCCGGTTGGGTGCTGTTAGCAATGACATCACAGATAAAATCAAATCCTACATCTGTGATATCATTCCACCCAGCGTCAAAATATCTTTTTAGTTTACCTGACTTATCATAGACAAAAAACTCTGCCCGGCCTCTTAACTTAAATCCTTCTTTTAGTAGTGCTCTCATCGTTTTTCCCCTCCTTTTCTTTTTTGATTATGGTACAACTAAATCCCTTTTCAGCATGTTTTACATTCCCGTGTTTATCCAATAAAGTAAGCCCCACATCATCCTTAATTTTTAATCTTTCATTCCCGCCTTTTGCTTCCATATTATCCCCACTCAGGGACAGAACTTAATAGATCCACCCCTTCCAATTTTATTTTGCCAGTATATTTATCAAACATTAACCTAAAGTGCTGAAAATCAAACTCATTCACCCATCGGACCGTAAACTGTGAAGATGGATATTTCTCAGGGTAAGGGATAAAATTTATATCTTTATGAAGGTTATAAATTGCTCTTAGTTCATCATAGTCTGCCTGGGTCATCCAGTTATTCTCTCCGAATACAATCTCACAGAATATCTTATATCCCTTATGATAAGTTTTAACCGTTGCACCATCAGCCAGGACATGCTTTTTTATAATTTCTTTAAAAATTATCTCCAGCACAGGAGGATTGACAAGCTGATATTCAAATCCTTCTGTCCCAAGTTTTGGATAGTTATCACCAAGTGCCATCTCTATTTATCCCATATTGAACCTAATAAAAGATCATTACGTTCTTTAAGTGCATCTTCAATATTTCTGGTTATATTAGTATTCCAAAAACCAGGATCTTCCATCATCTCCTTTATCTCATCATTAGTGCCTGAAACAGTTATATTAAAGTAGAACTGATTTGTAACAGAAGCCCGTGCAGGTACAGGACCCTTATCAAGCGGGATAATAGCTTCTCTACCTTTTTCCCCGGCCAAAAGTATGGTAGGTTTTTCAACAATCGCTCCTTCAGCAGCCTTAGGCAATGCCAGGGCATGCGCCAATGCTGTGGTAGTTATGAGTCCTGCAGAGGCCGGGCCAGCATTAGCTCCAAAACTTGCCAAAGACGTCATTGAGGCAGCAGGTGCCCAGGCCTGCGCTACAGCAGCACCTGTGGCAGTTGAGGCAGCAACATGACCTGCCAGCATTGTCTTTGCCAATGCGAAATTAATTGCTTTTTGAACCGCAAAATCAACAAGTATCTCTATCATCTTCCATCCTAAATCCTCAAATGATTTTTTTACATTAGCATTTCCTTTTATCATATCGACAAACATCTTTGACGTGCCTTTAGAAAAGGTATCCCGCAGATTGCCGGCAATCGTCCAGAGACTCTCATTTGCCTTTTTTTGCGTTTCTATGAAAAACTGATACCGTTCTGTATCCTGCTGGATCTCTGCTAATTTCCTTGCTGACTCTTCCTCTCTATAAATATCCCACAGCTCCTTCAATCTTTCTAATTTCTCTGTTTCCTTTTCTAGAAAAGAGTCCTTAATTATCGCATCTGTTTCCCCGGCACTTTCCCTGCGTATATTTTCCTTCTCCTCCTCATTCTCCTGAGTCGCCTCTAATTCCATATTAAAAACTTCCCTCAATTTATTAAGCCGGTCTTCAAGCATCTGGGAGTAATCTTTATCCGCAGCATCCCGGGCCTCAAATGCAAGTTTTTTCATTTCCTCATAAAACGCCTCTGCTTCCTTTACAGCGTTTTTTCTAACTGCACCGAATTGCGCAGCAAGTGAAAACCGGGAGAAAAGTTTTGTGAGCGCAACATCAACCCCGGCAATAGACATCTGTATGTTAGTCACTGCTGAGGCAACTTCCCTCCACGCATCACCTGCCTGGCCGCCGCCTATGATCATGGTTATGACAAAATTCTTGGCGTTTTCATAGGCATTGCCGATTAACTCTCCTGTCTCTTTAACGACTTTGTTATATGCCCCGCCTTCTTTCTTGCTTTCCCCGACAAATTGCAGAATTATTTTTAGGTCCCGTTTAACATGCTCAAATATTTCCTCTCCAACAGCTACCTTAAACTGGAACCATGCATCCTGCATCATTGAGGTTAACCCTTCAAAAGTATCAGCTAAACTTTCTGATGCACCGACAAATTTGCCAGCACCTTTCTCCCATTGCTCTGTAATAATCTTCATTGTCTCTTCTGCTGTATAAGATACCCCTGCCTGAAATCCTAATGCAGCGGAAATACCCCGCTCCCTGAACATATCCGCAGCTGCAGCTCCAGCACTATACATCCTGATCATCTGGGAAGTTACGTCTCTAACAGCAAGGCCTGTGCCTGCTGATATATCCACAATAATTGGCATAAGTTTTTTTATCTCTTCACTCCCACCTCTGACAACACCTGCAAGATCAGTTGCAGACTGCATAATCTCTTCGTAAGTCTTAGGCACCTCTCCTGCTAATTTAGTCATATCCTCAAAGACCTTATTCCCTTCCTCTGCACTGCCTAAAAGCCCCTGTAGTCGTACCTGCAGCTGCTCAACTGTGGAAGACGCATTGATAAGTTCCTGGCCTGCATTTATTACGCTGCTGGATAACTTTTTAATTGCATAGCCTGTTGCAATAGCCCCTGCTCCAACAGCTACCCAGTGGTGTTTAATGGTATCAGCAAAACGGCGGAATTTACCCTGGATTCCTTTAAGCTCCTTGGTAACCTGGTCTCTTAGCTTTAAGACAACGCTTAATTCAGCATTTGTCGGCATTTTTATTTAACCCGATCCTATTCAATCCCTCATCAATTACATTCATAGCCATGAGGAATTTAACTGGCTGGTTTAACCATCCCCCGGCATTGGGAAGATATCCCCGGTCAAACATATTGTAGGCCTTTATATACTGCATGCTTTGTCTTGTTATCATCTTTAAAGGGCATCTTCTAAATTTCCAATCATCTATCTGCCATCTATCCGGGATGGGTGAATCTTTCATACATCCCTTATCTATTTTCTGCCCATCCGAACATGAGCGGCAGTCAAGCCTGAAATCAGGAAGCCTGACTGCCAGGATCAGTTTTTTGATTCTTCTCCTGACAAAATATTCTCGTTAAGAATAACCCCTGCTAATTCCTGAATAAGAGCCCTGGGAAACATTTCCATGATACGGTCAGAAGCTACGTTATAAATCTTCCCGAATTTATTCAGTTTATCAAATGCAAATTCAACTGGCTGTTTTGTCTTTGGATCGAGGAAATTCTCCAGCCCCTTCAATCCAAACTTGACCACCAGGCTATTGCGCCGGTTGTAATTCAACACAGCCCTGGCTTGCTCAACTGGATTGGGTGAACTAATCTCATACGTAGTCACCTGGTCATCTATCCAGTCCTTAATCTGCTGATTCAAAGAACCAATCTTGAATATAGTCGGGTTCTTAGGGTCCGGGTCCAGCCTGCTCTTATACTCCCTCTCCTCGAAAATATTAATTCCTGTAAGCATACAGCACCTCCTACTCAAATTTTAGTTCCAGCTCATCATCACCACTATCTATAGCCAGGGATATTGGGACCTCATAAATAAGGATTCCATTCCGATCCCCCTGACCCATCTCATCCAGGGTTACCTTGGGTGCAGACACAGTAATTTTATTCCCCTCTACAGAACCCACAATAGCACTTAATGCGCGCTTTTCTCCCGCAACCCAGTCTGCATGGAAATCATAATCCGCTATTGCCGGGACCTCAGGGTTGAAGCTGCCTATTGGATTACGATTGGTAATTGCAATCCCCTTGATCCCGTGAACTGCATTGACATCCTCCTGCTGGACAATCTCATTCTGCAGGGCCACCTGTAACTGCTGGATCACAAGCGTAGTAACGGCATTGAAAGTAAATTCCGCACTTTTGAATACCGGCGGGATCGTGGTTTCATATACAGCAGAAGGTAAAGCCAGGTCAACAGGCGCCTGATAAAGCCCCTGTATGGTGAAATTCACCATAACAATCTGCCCCGCAGCTGCCACAACTTCAAACGTGCCCCGGCATCCTAAAATCTTATGCACTATCCCATCAAAATAAGCATAGATGGTGCAGGATTTAAGACTGGTAGAGACAGGGGTATAAACAACACTTACTCCTACATTAACTGTCTCTAGCATTGCGCAGGATTCCAAGAGATCACCTGTGCGCGGAGCTACATCAATTGTGCCGCTGCCTTTAAGTTCTACCCCAAAAGTAATCTCTACCCACTTTTTGCCGATCAAGGCACCCATACGGCCTAAACTTGCCATTACAGGATTTCTTTCCAGTTTCTCTCCAGCATCCTTGACATTAAGATTTAATGCCAGTATGGCATTAGTATCAGCTGCTGGCACACTATCCTCTCCATAAGTACTCTCTTCCTTTGCCAGAATTAACGCTCTCTTAATTAACTTCGCCATCTTTTCTTCCTCCCTTTCTTTGTTTGTTTTCTCCTCTCCTCACACTCCAAACTTCCATCGCATTAACTCAAAATGGTTTTTCACTTCAACTGCAGTTAGAGCACGGTTGTAAATACGGACTTCGTCTATTGTGCCGTTGAAATAGAAACTTGTTGATGGATAAGTATTCCATCTTGCACCTATAATAACCCTATTGCTGTTGCTTGCTATCGCCGTCACAGCTCCTGAAGCGGCACTTACGCCATTACTAAAAATCTCCCCACTCGTTCCGTTAATCACACCCATAAGATGACACCATTGACCTGTGTTTATTGCCGAGGTTTTAAGTGCATTTGCATCTGTGTTATCACCGTTAATGAAAACTTCTTTGCTGGCGTTTATACCAACCATCCACCCAACATCAGCACCATCTCTTTTGTTTGGAAGGTATCCAAAATCACTCCAGCCAGAGTTGAGGCTCACCCACGCCTCAACCGTAATCGCATCAGTAATATCCAAACTACTATCACTTCCGCAATCAACATAATCATCCACCCCATCAAAACTCATCCCAGGCCACTTAAACTTCGCTCCAATTACTGTCCCGTTATTATGATACTGTGAATGGTCTCTTACTTTATTCCCACTCATAAACCCATCCATAGGCATATATAATACGCAGGATGGGTCTATACCAATGCGAGGCCTTAATAGTCTGCTCATAGAGCCTCCACTACACAGGGCAAACCATCCTCATGCTTACAGTAATGCACTTTTTTAGTGTATCTCCTGCCAATAAACAATGACTCAACATCTATTAATTTATCAATAGCCTTATTCTTATCAGCTACTTCCAGACGCAATGTAAGAGGTTGTTTAGTCAGTTGTTCTTTTTCTATCAATGTTTCGTTTATTTCTAAATATATGTGCATAGCATGGCTCCTTATATCATCGTTACATAGACTTTGAAGGTTCTATCAGCTGATTGACTCCCACTGCATTCTATCCTGAAAGTTATAGTGCCTATTACATCAATAGAAACTTCTAATCTATGCGTGATGTTTTCACTTAATTCTCCAGAAGCATATATCTCCTCATCGTCACTATTTTGAAGTTTAAGTTCAGCGGTATTAGTGCTGTCTAAATCAGGTACTTTAAATAATATTCTGGTAATTCTACCGCTCAAATCTTTATTTACTTCTGCACTTGATCCTCCACTTGGAACCTTTATAGTTAGTACTTCCTCATAAGGTCTTAGTCTAATATTTTCTACCATTTATTTATCCTTTATCTTTATCCTTTTTCTTCCGGATTAGTTATCTTATGCCGATAGTGAATTTCTACATCCACTATAATACCTGCATAGGGTTCCCCTTCGGCTGTCTCGAAAGGGATATTTCTTTGAATAATTGTATCTACTGCATAATCCCCTCTTTTAATATCAACCATCAATGCCTTTTCGACATCTCCCAGAAGACTATTTAAAATTGTATCAGTTGAACCTGGCACATCATCTTCATCATGGCGAATCCATACATCAATATTTACTGTTAACCTGCAGGTTGTTAAAGGATTAGGTACAGGGTCTTTTTCTTCAGGTCCAGCATTAATAACAATACATGGAACATTAAGTCTTGGGTTACCTCCCTGGCGCCATCTCTGAATGCTGGCTATGTCGTTATTATAACCATTCGCCTTACTGATTCCTTCCAGCGTTGTTTTTATATCCTCCATTATTTTTTCTCTGACTGTATCGCCCATTTCATACTTTCTTTAAAGCTTTTGTAACAGCCTTATTTATTCTTACAATCTGCATTCTTCTCAAACCATCCCAAGTATCATAAAACCCCAAGCGAGGTTTTATTTTTATTTTATTTTTTAAAACAAATATCGGCTTAACTTCCCCAGTTCCCTTTTTGAACTGAGCCAAAAATTGCTTGCCTTTTAATTTAATAACCCCGACCTTTTTCATCATGCCGGGTCTCTTAAATCTTGCTCTGAGCCTTCCGGACCCAGTATACATCTCAGGCCTATATTCCCGGGAAAAAGGCACTGCCAGCCTCTGCCCACCCTGTGCAGTAATAACTGCGCCTTCTTCATGCATTCTGGCTATATTAGAATCGCTATATATCTCAACTCCCATATTATCAATACCACCTATTGGAAGAAGAAACCTGCGCTTAAACCTTATAAAAATACCATGAGGCCTACCCTTAATCCCCGGAGGCCCCTGTAATCTGGTCTGCTTAAACGTCTTTAAAAACTTTCTGCTTATGTGATCAAAAGCATCACCCAGTTCCATCTTTAAAGCCCCGGGTACCCTCCTTATAGCCTTTTCAAGTCTTACAGTGTTAAGATGTGCTTCAATCATATTATCTCCCTACCAACAAATGCCACATTTTACCAGTCCTTAAGATATCAAGTACAATCCATGTTGCATTTGACCCACCAGGAATTTCTGGAAACTGAATTTTATCATCACCTTTATCAATAGATGCTACGCCATTTGTAGCATCATTGGCAATATACACCTCACACTGCTTGCGCAAGATCCTGCCAGCATCCTCACCACCAGAATCAAGGCGGCTTCTTACAATAATAGCCCTTATAGTTTTTGGAGATCCACCTTTAGGGGTATAAATAACCTCTTCGGCAAATTCGTCTTTATTCAAAAAGACTTTATCCACATCACTGGCTAAATTATCTTTAAAGCTCATCTTATTAAAAAAGAAAACCGAAGACCTTATTAAGAGCCTTCGGTTTTCTTATCTTTTTTCTCTGCGTTTACAGCCTTAACCTGACCAAGCTGAATTGTCTTGTTCAAATCACCGCTGGTGACCTTTTCAGGACAAATCCCTTCCAGAAGAACATATCCAGGGTTTCTGAGTACTCCTGCGATATATTTCTCCTCAGCCAGGACTATACGGATAGCCTCCTTACCCATAATCAGCTCCTGTGAAAGGCTATTATGATAAGGTCGCTAAAACAGCGTGTTGCCAGTAACCGTAGCCGACGTTTCTGATGGCTTTTACACCATAGAGATGTCGGTTATTCTTGAACTCTTCCTCAGAACCCTCTGCAATGGCCTGCATTTTAATCTTTTCTTCCTCCTGCATGATAAGAGGTTTTGCGCGGCCATCGGTCCTGAATATAGCCAGTTTGGTTGTCCAGGTCAAACGTGCATTGGCCACTACGTTAATAGTAACCTCTGCATTCTTTAGAGGATTATCAATTGAACCGGACCCTGTATTTAGAAGGTTACTCCTAACTGCCTGGAGAGCCGCTCCCCAGAATGGCACAGGTACCATAACCAGGAATGTCCTGGCAAGCTCGTTCATCGGCTCACCCTGGTCATCCTTGAGCCCATAAAAATGCTGAACCAGCTTTAAAATCACGTTCGCCAGTTCATTCGCTGTTGGATTGGTAGGAGTTGCAACATTAAGCTCACTGTAATCACCTGTAACCAAGTCATTCGTCTGGTTCCCGCTATCTCCTTCGCTATGATCAGTATCAAAGAAAAACTGTCCATCATAGCAAACCTGAGATTCAGCATTGATGAGTAAAGTTGACAGAAGTTTTGCCCAGTGCTCATTCACTCTGTCTGCCAGCTCATCAATCCTGACCTGGATCTGACCAGTCTTATCACGTCTCAGATCATCCACATCAAGCTCTAACGTTGCCTCAAACTTTTTGTTCTCTATGGTGATCCCGTTCTCTCTTAGGCCCTTTGCTTGGCGGCCGCCGATCCACTCCCTTAAAGCCGGGCTAAACCCAAGCCACTTGTAAGTCTCAAATTCCTGATTGGATGGGAATAACATCGCAACTTTAGAAATCCAACTCTTTCCAAGCGAAGCCTCCAGGGTCTCATAAAAACGGCCTATTATCGCTCTACTTGAAAGTCCTCCTAGTCCCATTTTAATCTTCCTCCTTTCTCAATAATTTATATTGACCTTAATTGTGCGCCTTCAAAATACACAACGCACTTCGTGCCGGAAATATGCCTTACGACTTTACCAATGGCGGTATTCGTATCTGCTGTTAAAGTAAAAGTATCATCATCGGAAGCATAAACTGTCTCTCCCACATCACCAACACCAGTAACACCTGTAACATCCAGAACGATTTTGCCTCTTTCTTTTACATGTGCATTTTTATCTCCAGCACTGCCAGCAGAATTATCCACCTTTCTTGCGCAAAAGCCCAAAAAAGGATCTGCGGCAACCAAAGGCCTTGCATAACCATTTCCATCATCACCTACAACAGCGCCTTCGTAGATGATATCCGACGCAATAACCGGCAAATCATTAAATTCATCTGCAGGTCCGGACTCGTAAGTCCTTATTGAATCTTTCGCTAAAGTAGCCATTTATTTTCACCCTCCTTTTGATTTTTACTTATTCATAATCCTAACTGCACCTCTTTCCTCAGCCTTCCTGAAAGCAATGTACGCAGATTCAGAAGTAAACTCCTCTGCCAGCTTAGGATCTCTTCTCCATTCTTCCTTATACTTATCTTCCCCTGATAAACTGGATAGATCTCTCTCACTATTAGGATCATCACCAGGGCCAGTAGATTTTGGAGCATTTTTCTGTAGATCCTCAATGCGCTTATCCTTAAACTTACTGATTGCATCTTCTACTGAAGCACCATCTGCAATCAGCTCGCTTGCCAGATCCTCCACGCCCTCAAAAGCTTTGGCTTTTTCCTGGATAGCAAGAATTCTTTTACGCTCCTGCTTTACTCCAGCCTCTATGCCTTCTTTAGAACCAATCTCCTTGCCTTCTTTTAAAATGGCATCCACTAAATCAGACCTGTCGGTCTTTAGACTTTCCACTGTTAGTTCGCTTAGTTCCATTTCTTTTTTCACCTCCTCTCCAGTTTCTATTACCTCAATATCAAGATTTATTTCATCGCCCTTATCTTTAAAAGCATTAGCCTGGGTATTTTCATCAGCTCCTAAAGCACAAAAAGAAACTTCTCGCAAAATAGATTTTCTGAAAATTGTGCCAGGGCCTTTGAGCTTATATCCATTAACTTCAGCTTCTTGACCATCGCTAATTCGCTCTATCACTACGGGCGGAATATAAATAGAGGCCTGCCAGGGAAATCCCTCATCAGCAAGTTCAAGTGCCTCTCTGCCATCTTCTGTTCTTTCTGAGAAAATGCCCTCTGCTACGATTCCCCTCTTTGCATCTATAGTGATATCTTCAGTCCATCCAATAATTCTATTGGAATTGTGGTCTCTTAATGCCGGCTTTTTCCTGCGGCCAATGGAAATGCCATTTAAATCTATAGCGAAATTACCCCAGAACCAGTGATTGAGCATAACCCTGCCGCTATGAGCAACCATGCTGAATTTCCGTTTTTTCTTACCATCGCCTTCTTTAAGTTCTGCTATTTCAACAGGGACATCTTCCTCTCTAAACCTTAAGGCAAGATTAGGTATGCTTTCAGATTGTTTTTCCTGGCCAGGGCCAGGCCTTTCTTCTCTTCTCATTTGACCTCCACATTCAGGACATTTAAGGTCCTTACAATGTTTCTCTGAAGACATCTTATAGCCACATTTAATACACTCACAATTATACTTTTCTACAAGTGATTTCTTATCACCACCGGATGCAGGTTCAAACCTGATGTATTTATGGTTATGCTTCTTAAGCCAATCTTTCGCTTCTTTTACAGTAAATTTTTTAGCATCAAACCGGATTGCCTGAAGCTCACTTTTTCTTGGCGGGCTTTTCTTAATGCCAAAAATAGCATGAATACCTTTGCCAAACTTATCATTCTGACGTCTGAATTCATCATACTGTTTTGGATCTTTTAATCTCGCTGAATGCTCTGTAGGGTACGGCATGATTTACTCCTCCTCTTTTTCAAATGGATTATCTTTTTTAGATGACGACACTTTAGGAAGCCCGAGATCCTCTCTTTTCTTCTCTTCCCTTGCTCTCTGTTCCAAAGTCTCTTCCCAGTCTTTTCCCTGCCCCGCCACCTCATCAGCCAAACTTGAAATATTACTCTCAACAGCCTCCTTGGCAGCCTTAACCTCCTTAAGAGGATCAACCCAGGGCCATCCAGGAGCTATCCACCGGGCCCTGACCCAATCAAGACGCCTCTCATAAAAATTTTCTACTGGTAACTCATCCTTGAGATAAGCTTCTTCTAAAATCATCTCCCATGTTGGCTGGCAAAGCCGTCTTGATAACCACTCCTGCCGGCAGCGGAAATATCTGCGCGCTTCCAATAAAGCAGCACGCGCACTCGAATAGTTTGTTTTGCTAAAATCCTTCGCAACTAATTCATATGGAAGGCCCAAAGCAGCTCCGATTGCCCGCAAAATTCGATCTACAAACGGCTCAAATGTTCCGCCAGGCCTTTCCGGTTTAAAACTTGAGACCTTTTCCCCAGGGGCCAGATAATCAATCATGCCCGGTTCTAACCTTTCAATTCGTTGCCCCTGCTCTGTCGTTTTATTAGCACTATTATAGGCAGCTGAATATGGATCACTCTTCTCTATAAAAAGTGCAAAACAAGCGGAAATCCTGGCAGCCACAAGCTCTGCCTCAAGATAATCTGCCAGGTCCTTAAACATTGCCATCACCGGCGCAAAAAAAGGTGCTCCTCTCGTTTGCCCAGGCCTTAAAACCCAGTAAAGATGTAAAACATTCGGTCTTCTAAGTTTGTTTTTCGCAGGGATTCTCATAAATTTATCTGCATTTGGAGTCCTTAATCTAAGTGTTGAATCTCCTGGGTGTGATTTTCTAATCCAATAAGCAACCGGTTCTCCTCTTTTCCCAATCTCAACGCCACTTCTGATTGATTTATTATTCCGTTTATCCATCGGTGTCTGTAATCTATCTGCCTCAACCACCTCCATGGCTAGCATATAAGGTCTGTTTTTATCTTCTAACATCAAAGGTAAAAGAATAACTTCCCCATTTTCTAAGATTTGCCTATCTACCAGTTGCTGTATCTCGTAAAAATCCATCCGCTCAGTTGAATCAGCAAATGATATCCATTTCTGCCAGACACGTTCTGCTTTTTTCTGAAATTCTTCTGCTATCTCATCACCAATGCCTAGACTATCTCTGTCTATCCTGCTTTGAGGCTTGATGCCAGTCCCCACAACATTTGTAACTATGGTACCTGTAATTCCGGAAGCATGAGCGTCATTACGATTAAGATCCCGGCTCCTTTCCCTGAGATCCTCTAGCTCAGGCAATAGGTCCTCATCGGGTGAACCACCACCAGGCAGCCATGAATCTCTCAATCTATTCCTTTCTGCACCTCTGTAGGATTTAAACGCATACTGCGCAGCATAACGGTACATGCGCCTGCGGTAAGAAATGCGAGGTGAAAAGATACCAAAGAAATCATCCATCTTTTCTGAAAAAGTCTTTTTCTTTTTAGAGACTTCTCTCATGTAGGCCTCCTGAATGATGCAAAATTACGCGATCCTTTCTCACCTGATATCTCAGTTTGTAATTTGTCCCTAATTTGAAACAATTCAGTTAAAGATACATACTGAAGATTACGCCCACCAATGCTATAAGATGCAACACCCCCACCAGTGAGCCTTGCATCAATAGCCGTATTGACCTTGTCTAACAACTCTTGTCTTGTCGCCATATAAAATATAAATAAAAAAGGCGAAAGCATAATATTTACAAAATGCTCTCGCCCTTAAAAATCTATTTAAATGCTTTTGCTAAACTATAGCCTATGAATTAGAACTTGTCAAATAAGTCGTTGCTACGTTGTAGCACGAAACAAAAACCCCGGTAGAAATGAATCTACCAGGGTTTAATTAGAATTGAGACAGCGGATTATATATTGAGAACTTTCTTAAAATATTCCACCAGCTTGGCACTGACTTCCTTTGACTTCCCACCAATATGCCAATCTGTAATTCCCTCAACAGATAATCCTTTCTCTCCTAAATAATTCTTACCTGTCTTATAATTGTAGATTGTAAAAACCTTTCCGCTTATCTTCCCACGCCATTCTACATCTATCTTCCATCCATCATTTATAACTTCAGGTTCACCGAATATCTTAACTAAATCTGAATATCTCGTTCCATCCGGGAAACATCCACATAAACCTGTCCTGCTAATATCTATATCTCTATCCATAATTATTTTAGTCATGCGCTCTACCTCCCCGATATGATTTCAATTTTATCAGCGATTTTTTGGGCTATTGCTCTAACCAATACCTCATCGGATAAAAAGGTTTCTCCTTCATATTCCGCTGTTCCGCCTCCTACAGATCCCACTCTATAACCTATCTCAGCCATCACTTCATCTATTGCATGGTTTGAAATAGATAGAGTCACTTTCCTTAGTTTTTTCTTTGCCATTTACATCACCTCCCTCTACCTGAGACCGGCCTGAATAACCAGGCCGGTCTCGCTGATTAACAGCTCGTCAGTCAGGATTTTGAGAAGCAGGGCGTCCGCCCTTTTTCCCCCAGCCAGACTTCCACCTTGTAACTGCTCCCTGGATTACCTGGGAAATAGTCTCCTCAGTTGCATCCGGAGACAGGACCTTCATGAGTTCCTCTTTATTGAGAATCCTGAAGTTTTTAATACCCCTCTCCTTTGCCTGAAGCATCAGATCGCTACGGCTCTGACCTTTCTTTTCTACTCTTGCTTCCTGGTCAGTCTTGACTTTTTCTTTCACCGCCTCTTTCACCTTGGCAGCTTTGCTTTTCTTCTTTTTGCCTTTGCCATAGTGTTTCTCATACAACCCATGCAGTTCCTTTTTGTCTTTCTTTGTCACTTATATCACCCCCTCTTTGTCATCGTTATCTCACCACTTCCATTAGTCAAACATGTTGCGCAAAACCAATCGTTAGCAAGCCGTACCATCCAGTAAATAGACTTCACTTTGCCACACATCACACAGCGTTTTCTCTTCACTTTTTTATCACCCCCTCCTCTTTTCATCTTACATAGGGAGGGTGCCGTATCTTCCTCGCATTGTCAAGGCGTTTGTCATCTTTCTTTCTCGTGATTATTAGCCTCAATTCCTTTAAATCTATATCGGCATTTCCGGCAATAATAATACCGGATCTTAGGTCTCGTAGAATAACATTTAACATTTTTACTTTTGCACCTGGGGCATTTTACAGGGAAAAACGTAATGCCATAATCTATTGAAGGCCTGTCTTTTTTCATCTAAGCCATCTCTCCCCACTGCGCCTGATCCAGCCTGAGTGATTTCTTTTGGCAAAACTACTTTTTCTCGGTTGATAAGTTAAAGGCTTTTCATCTTCTCGTAATGCAGATACCCGGATCATATCAGCTGCTGAAGCAGCATAAACCTCTGCATCTAAGTAATGATTGAGCGTTCCAGAAGATATTAATTTCCATTCCTCTTTTGTTCTTCCTGTCTTACGGTCCCTTTCTATAATCTTATGCTCTGCACAGAACTGCCTTAAATACTCATCTGAAGGATTGCGAAATAAATGCCATTGGCTGGGATCTCCAGGAACAGCATGCACCATGCGGTTAATTTTGTCTTTAAAATGAGATGTATCCACGTGCCATAATGATAAACTCCCCAGGATAACTGCACCTGATTCTGGATGCCGGTCAATATGGCTTACTCTATACGGCATGCCTGGCAAATGGTCATGCCCTTTAATTGGCCGTGCAACATCTCTCCATTTCCTGCAAACTTCATATACTTCATCAGTTCTATATGCTGAATCAATACAGCTTAAACGTACTGGGAGAGACTTCTCTCTTCCTTCATGCGGATAATTTGTCATAAAAAGAATTGCAACCACCCCTTCCCAGGACTCTACCCTGCAGGCCCTGATAAGCCAGGATTCCTCACCATATCCCCAGCCCCTTATCACAATATAAAAATGATTCTTCTGCACGTCAACCCCAGCTGTAAGGACCAAAACACCACCAGGTACCACCCCTTCTGGATATATGCCAGCCAACGTAGCCAATCTTTCCGGCTTAGATTCCTCTGCCTTCTCCTCCCATATCTCAGCAAGCCAGGAATTCACAAAATTCATAAGTAGTTCAATGTAATCCTTAGATCTTAAAAATTCTGAAGCTATATCTCCCCAGTTTAGCCAGGGTGAATACAAAGATGACAGCCAGAACCCTCTATGACCACTCTCCACAATATCGCCCCTTATATGCCCATCTGGTGCGATTTCTACCCCCTCCTGAGCCCATATGCCATGCAATACCATAGCGGCCTTCATGTGATCCATTATTTTCTCATTGCAATGCTGACACTCATACCAGGCCAGTCTATTCACCTTGATTTTCTCTGCATCACGTTCCCCTTCAGGCCACTTAATCTGATTAAATACTAAAATCTGATATTCCCCGCAAAAAGGGCAGGGCACATAAAATCTCCTGCGATCTGACTTCTCGTATTCCCTGAAGATATACCCCTGGCGCGTGGTTGGAGTTGATACCTTCACAATTTTTCTATTCCAGAACGTCCTTGTCCTTTCAGTAGCCAGTTTAATCGGATCAGCTTCCCTGCCTGAGAATCTGGGAAACTTATCCACCTCATCCAAAAATAAATACCTGATAGGCCGTGAAGCCAAATCGGCCGGACTATTAGACCCTGCAAAATATAAAATCATATTGTCTAAATGATACTCAAGTTTCGTAATGTCATCCGCCAGGGCTGGTAAATGAGCCTTCAAAACTGATGACGATTCAAACATAATCTTTACACGATTTTGAGATGCGCTCTTTGTATCAGCTTCCCTTGGCATAACCACAAGCGAAGGTCCAGGGTCCTGGTCTGCAATAAATCCAATCATGTTATATATTGCTTCAGTCCCTCCCAGTTGAGTTGCCTTCATAAGCGTAATCTCTTCCACCATCGGATCATTAAACGCATCCATGATACCTCGAAGATATGGGGTCCTGGCAGTGCGCCACCGGCCCGGCTCAGCTGAGGTCATAGGATGAAGAATCCTATTCTCGTCACTCCACTGGCTGACTGTTATCTTTCGCGGGACTCTCCAGATTTCCCTGTGCTCTCTGTCCCAGCTCATCCTGTCTTTCTTCCTGACCTTCGCCATTATCCTCTTCGTCCTCCTCGTCTTCAAGTATCGGCTCGGCAAACTGATTGCGAATATCTTCTATCCTCTCAGTTAAATAAGCCTCCCTCTGCCTTACGTCCATCCCTTCCATAGCCGGAGCAACTTCTCTCGGTAAAGCACCAAAAGACCTTACAAGAGATATAAGTCTATTTCTAAATATGGTATCAACTTCCTCCTTGCTGATAAGTTTCTTTTTAAGACTTTTATATTCCAATTCATGTATCAATGCCTGATATTTTTTATTTATCTCTCCCCAATTTTCTTCGGACGTTTTATCTGTTTCATCAGCCATCTTCCAGTAACAAATTTTAATCAGATGATAAAACCCTTCAGGCTCTTTCGGCATGCCTTTGCTAACCCAGTTTCCAATAGCACGTAAGGACACATTAAAAGCCTCTGCTATTTCTTTTTGAGTCCATACACATCCCGCTGGCAAAGTTTCACCACCAAGCTGTTTGAGCTCTTTTATTTCCCCTTGAGATAAGGACCCCTGATGCAGCTTCTGAATTAAATGCGCCAGCCTTTTCTTTACGGCTATTTCAATTAAAAGTTTATTGTCTGGCGTTACTGATGTTTCTGGTATTTTATTCTGCTCCGGCATAAATCTCACTCCATTTCTTCCCATCCTCACTTACAGGATCTTTCCCAGAGTATTCAGCATACCTCTGTAACGTTACATCACAAAACAAAGGCTCAATCTCAATGGCAAAACATCTCCTGTGAATCCTCTCAGCAGCTATAATCTGCGACCCTGAACCACAAAAGGGCTCATAACAGATATCCCCCGGCTGCGTGTGAACACGCATAGGGATCGCAAAACACTCTGTCGGCTTGACCGTTGGGTGGTCAAGTCCAGGATTTCTCTTTCTACCTTCCCAATCAAGCCACCAAATATCCGTATAATACTCCGGCTTGGTAGGATCTCCACCCCTTACAAGTTGTATTTCCCAGACTGAGCTCTGTGACTTATCCTGAGGATTATAAGGCGGCTTATATCCCTTCTGCCAACACATCAAACAAGGCTCATGCCGATACATATAAAACGAAAATCCAAGAATAGAAACAGGCTTTACCCAGATAATCTGTTGATGAGGCAATATCCCTAATTCCTCACAGACCTTTCTGATAAGTACTATCCTTGCAGAGGCATGCCATAAATAAATAGCTGTGTTCTTTTCTATAATCTTCAACCCGGCTGATAAAAACCCTTTCATAAACCCCTCTGCATCTTTGATATCAATCTCATGGTAAACGTCTGTCCAATCCTTGCCCCCGGCCCCATGGCCACTCTTAGGTCTATTTGTCCCTGTATAATCCACCAGATATGGCGGATCAGTGGCAAATAGCTTTGCAGCCTTGCCATCCATAAGCCTTTTTACGTCGGCCTCTTTCGTAGAATCCCCGCATAATAACCTGTTATCCCCCAGTATCCAGATATCCCCGGGCCTTGTAGTTGCCACCTTAGGCGTCTTAGGGATATCATCCGGGGCCTTCTCCCCGGTCCCTGTATCTTCAAACCCCATCTCCCGGACATCTTTCCTCAAGGCATCCAGCCTTAATGCAAGGTAATCATCCGGCGTCTCCATGCGCAATTTCTCTAAGATAGGAATCAGCGCTTTAGTCCATATCCCTGCAATCTGCTGATTGTTAAGAGATACGTTCATGGCCATTTCCTGCATCTCATCCATGTCCACCATAATGACCTGAACCTTTTCTATTTTATCAGCCTGCAATATCTTATACCTCTGGTGACCGGCAACAATCCTCATGTTGCGTTTATTAACTACCATCAGATCCACATACCCGAACTTCTCCAGAGACTCCCTTAACCCAGCAAGGGCCTCATCTGAGATCTCCCTTGGGTTATAGGTCGCCGGCTTGATATCAACCAACGCAACCTCTTTAACTTCCGGCACAATGTTGATTTTTGAACTCATTACATGACCCCCTTCTATTCAGAACCATACGCAATACCTAAAACCCAAAATTGCACATTTTTTGCCCCATTTTGCCCTATTTTAAGCACAAAATCGCCTTGCCCCATATGAAGATGCACCCCTCTTTTTTTACCCATATCACTGACAAAATGCGCTCGCCTGACCCTCGCAAAACATATGCCGGGAAGGACCCATTTTATTTTTCTTGCAAAATAATGTTTAGATGGTCGTTTAAAATGCCCGATTTTGTAAAAACCTGCCCACTTGAGTGGCGACCTTTTAAACGAAAAAGATTATCCCTTACTCCGATACCCTTTCTTTGAGGATTGTGCCCTAAACGGTAAATATACAAAGAACATTCAGCAGAAGTACAATTCTTAATCGCTTTAAAACTACCAGCACACTCAAGACATTTAAGTCTTATAGCCTTGAGAGGTGTAAGATGAGTCAATATCTCCCGCATGCTCTCATTTCTTTTTTAGCCTGCTCACGCGCTGAATCCGCAACTTTGTATTTAGGATCTGCTATAATTTTGACTAAATACCCAGGCGGATTTCTTTTACCCCTTGCCTGAACTACATATGCCCATATCTCTACCTCATCAGAAAAGCCATTATCTAAAAACCTATCAACCAGGATAGCTGTATCTTTTTTAATGTAATTTTCATAACCTTTAATAAGCTGGGATATCTTTTTAGCTGAATTATCCACAGGTGCTTTAAAAGGCCGTACACCGGCTTTATCATTAATTGGTTTATCACCGGTATGGTTTATCTTATTAGATATAGCGTTTTTATTACCTCTGAAGCCTTCAGAGGTAACGTTTTTGTCCTTGAGGTAATGTTTTCGCTCCATCTGAGAGGTAACGTTTTTACTACTTCTCTTAGATTTATTTACATGGATAATCTGTCCATATTGAGTCTGTGTCATTTTGAGATACCCAGACATCACAAGCTTTCGGAGATTCTTCTTAATCGATTTAGGATGTATTCCCAAGTCATTCTCTATTTCCTTCGCTTTAATTGGCTTACCTCCTAAAACTAAACCCCAGATCTCTTCGCTATTTTTTATCTCTTTGGTGATTTTATTTATGCACCAGAGAAATTCCCAGATTGCTGAACCGATTTTTTTCTTATGCTTAGGGTCAAGCAACCCGGACCAGACATAAAAAGGATGACTATGCGCCATGTTATCTCCATAAGCCCAAAAGCTCTTATTGTTTTATTAGCGTTTTTCTACCACCTGTTTTATTACTTTTACCTTCCGCCACATTACGCCTAATTCTTTTGCCTTCTCATGATTATTGACATAAATATCTATATGCTTTTTGTCATCAAAATATTTATGAGCGCCTCTATCCATGACTATCCGATATCCAAAACCTTCAATGTGAACTACAGTCCACATCGGTAGAATATTGCAAGCAATTACTCCATCATCAACTTTATATCCAGATGCAGTAACCCCATCAGCCCATTTGCCACAGCATTTGGGACAGGCACAATAAAAAGTAATCTGCCAATCTTCATCGCTGGCATATACCTGCCCGGCCAATAAAAAAAGTATAAAAATCACGGCTCGCACACTCGCACAATTCAACTTGACTCCCTTTTAAGATATGGTAAACTGATAATGGAGGTGATATTATGAGAAAAGTAGACATTGAAAAGGCTAAAAAACACCTTGCCAAAATACGAGAACTGGTAGCCCAAACACGCTCTCCATTTGCTGGCATGACTAAAGATGAAGCTATCGAAAAAATGCGAAAAGTACGAGAAAAACTGTGGGAGGAAAAACTTGCGGCTCGTCATTGATACAAATGAATATCTCTTTGCTTTTGGCTTGTTAAAAGTGCCGAGCTCCGAAGAACTTATCGCAGAAGTTTTAAAACACTCCCATCTAGTTACTGTTCGTATTCCTCGAAAAATTGTAGAAGAGGTCCGAGCCCATTTAGCAGGAGAAACCTTCAGGGAATTTATTGATTTTTTAAAGACCCTGGAAGTTACTATAAATGAAGATTTCGAAGTCCCATTTGAATTTGGCGTCAAATATGAAACCAGAGGCCTAAAACCAGCTGATGCTTTTATCGCTGCATATGCAGAATGGGTTGGCGCTGATGTCTTGGTTACAGAGAATCGCCACTTCCTAAGTCTACATCTTGACCTGCCTTTCCGTATCCTTTCCGCAGATAAGTGCCTAAAATTACTTAAAGCTAAAAAGAAAAATCTATAATTCAAAAACAAAATCCTTCACATAAAATAGATCTGTCCATTCTCCTCAACTTCATACGCCGGTCTGGGTAATGGTTTAAGCTGGTACCAATATTTTTTCCGGTTATCAGGATCACGCCAGCCGATAATTTCATACCCTTTCTGCTTAAGGTCCCATATCCGGGCCCCTAACCTCGCTAGAGAGGGTCCATGACTTTCATAGGCCTTTTCCACCAACTCAAAAGTGCTATGTGGTCGCCCATCCAATAAAATTTCCAGGATACGCTCAGTCTGAGTCATTAGAATGGTATATCTCTAATTATTCTTTATTTTTACCCTCTCCACAGTAAATTTATTTTCCCCGGGTTGTTTAATCATTAACCATGTAAATATTTGAACGATATATTCCCCAACATCGTTTGATACATCAATAACCGCCTTATTTTTTGATACAAGATACCCTGCAGTAGATCTGACCTTTGCCTGGTCAAAAGCGTACTCTGCTGTGGCAATCGCAAGGATAATCTGACTCTCAATCAATTCGCTACCGATTCCTTTACTAAACTTGAACCTGCATATATCCATCATCTTCAGCTTTGTTGTTTATACCCTCTACTATTACTTATTCGTAATTTTTTTGGATTTGTAGGGATTTTTCTTAAAAAATTCTAAATAATCTTCAAGACCTTCTTTTCGGAAAACCTTCCTAATCCTTTTTACCTCGTCGTAAATAGAAGTCCGATGTTTTAGAAAATATTTACTTGCCTTGTTTATATTCAGGTCTTCTTTTTTAAGTAACTTGCATAACTTCCTTTGTTCAGGCGTGAGTTTCTGAAGCACATTTGAGAGTTTTTCATTTAATTCAGATTTTAAAGAAATGTCCAGTGGTTCATTACTACTTCCAGGAATTGTATCTATTAAGGCAGGAGAATCTTTAACGTCTTCTAAAGGCTCATTTAAAGAAACACTAACATATTCTACTTTGCGTTTATCTGACTCTTTTTCCCGAACAATATTAACAAGTGTGTTTCTAACAACTCTCCCCATATAGGTCTTTTGAGGCACTTTATGTTTTGGATCATATCCTTTTTTGGCAGAAGACCATTCACTCAGGCATTCTTGCAATAAGTCTTCAAAATCTTCATTCTTCAAACATTCATATTTTTTCTTAAACTTATTAATCAGGCGCTTCGCAATCCCAATTTCCCAATCCTGAAAAAGACTTCCATAATTTAGATTCACAACTGCTGCTCCTGGAATTTAGCCAAGAGAGACCCTTCCTCGCTTACCAGCAGTTGGTTTGGTTAAAGCGTATTTTCTATTTTATTCCTCTATGTCTTTTTTAAAGGATTAAAGTTGAAAAAATAAAAAAATTTCCCTACAAATCCAAAAAAATTACGAATAAGTAATAGTAGGGGACTATAATGCCTAGAAAGATTGAAATTTCATATGTAGAATCGCCAAATGAAAAGGAACGGATAGAAAAGATCACTGAAATCATCTCTGAAGCGGTCTATACCTATCTAAAAAAACAGGGCCTTCTAAGAGAAGACCCTAATAAGTCAGAAAAGCTAAAATCACTCCTCAAAGAAATTAAAGAAATAAGCAACAATGATGAGGAGTCTGAATAATCTACGAAACCTGTTGATTTCGCTTGACTTGTATCTCCTATTGTTATAAGGGGTTGCTTGTGAAAAGAACCCTATAACCATGGAGGAAATACTATGAAAAAATGTGGATTTGTTATAAGAGTCAGTACTGACATCCAGGCCAGAAATCCGGAAGGATCTCTAAAGAACCAGCTTCAACGTCTAAAGGCCCATATGGAATATAAAAACGTTGCCTGCGGTGAAAATTGGTCTGAATATGCCAGATATATTCTCAAAGGTGTTTCTGGTAAAGATTCGTTCAAAAGCCCTGAATTTGCCAGGCTCTTTGAGGATATCAAATCCGGTAAAATCAATACAGTCCTCTGCACTGCCCTGGATAGAATCAGCCGATCTGTTAAAGACTTCCTGAATTTCTTTGAAATACTCACCAAATATAATATAGAATTTGTCTGTCTAAAACAGAACTATGACACCACCTCATCTCAGGGCAAACTCTTTATAACCATCATGATGGCGCTGGCTGAATTTGAACGGCAACAGACATCTGAAAGAAATAAGGATGCGACAATAGCAAGGGCAAACAGGGGACTCTGGAATGGCGGGCAAATATTGGGTTATGATATAGATCCCAATCGGAAGGGTTACCTTATCGTCAATGAAAAGGAAAAAGCACTTATTAACTTTACATTTGATACTTATCTAAAATGCGGCGGAATTATTGGAACCGCAGAAAAACTAAATGCACATGGCTACAGGACAAAAGAATTTACATCCCGCAGAGAAAAATTCCATCCTGCCGGGAAATTTTCCCATTCCTCTGTCCAGTTCATGTTAAGCAATCGTGCCTATCTTGGAAAAAAAGAAATCAATAAAACAAAAAAATCAATGAATCAGGATAAGCTCCCGGATATATATAAATATCGGCTTACAGATGCTGTCTGGGAACCTATTATCCCTATTAAGAAATTTCAGAAAGTACAACACCTCTTACGCAAAAACCATACATCAAAACATAACCAGACAACCCCTATAAAACATATCTATATCCTGAATCATGGACTTCTCTGGTGTGAGAAATGCAATAAACAAATGCAAGGCACCTCTAGTACAAAAAGCCAGAAAAAGAAATACTTTTACTATCAATGTAACCACTGCAAATTCAAGATACCTGCAGGTGAGATCGAATCTGTAGTTATAGAGAGAATCAAATTCCTCTCCAATCAAAAAGACCGCATAGAAGAGATTATAAAGAAAGCTAATCTTAAAATGCAAAAAGAACTCCCCCAGCTAAAACAACAAAAAGAACTCTTCCAAAAAGAAGTTGAAGAGGTCAAAAACTCTGCTGATAAGATTATGAATAAATGGCTATCCTCTCCAGGTGATAATGGCTCAGCCTTTATTAAAGACAAATTGGAACAACTGGGGAAGCGCCGAAAGGAAATTGAGGCAGGTATACTGAAACTGGAGCTGATGATTGAAGAGATTAAACGGGAAGTAGTGAATCAGGAGCTGGTAATACAGGCTCTAAAGAAATTTGCTGAAGTCTTTGATGGTGCTCCACCATACCGGCAAAAGGAGCTTATCCAGTCTATCATGCAAAAAGCCTTCCTATCCAAGGATAGCATAAAAATGATTCTATACGGGAGACAACCCGATATAGGGTATTTTGAACCAGAAAAATCTCAGGAAGACCCGCGCCGTGGGTTACCAAACTGGCTGCCCGGCCTGGACTCGAACCAGGGACCTCGCCTCCAAAGGGCGGTGTGA